TAAATCAAAAATTGCTACTATCTGGTTTTGATCGTGGTGAGCAAAATAACTTAGGATTCTTTTGCGCGTATCTTCTTGTTTCGACTTGCCTGCGGGCGTTTTCTTTTTGTCGATTTCTTTTTGGTATTTATCGTGGATGTAATGGAAGAGCTCTCGTACGTGAGCTTTAGTATCACTAATCTGTTCCATCTTCCTGATTTTTGAATTGTTAAAGGTTTTAACTGCAAGTAAGAGGTCTTCATCGTTGCTAATCCCATTGAGAGTTTGAGCGCTGATTGAATTAAAGAGAGTACCAGCGCGTGACAACACATCGGTTACCTTTTTAGTCTCTTCAGCCGTAAAGGTAGCAGTACCTGAATAATCTTTATAGTTTGCATCATCCATCCATATCGTAGAAACTTCATTGAATTTATCTACGATGGTCTTACCAAATGATGCTCTCATACTTTCAAATGAATCGCCTTCATAAGTTGTATGCCAAACAACTCCGATCTTAGCAGAACGCATCTTCTTACCAAGATTAGAATCGTATGGAACAGCATATACAATTGTATTAGGATGGAAAGTTACGTACTTCTCTCCATCAATAACTTCAGTCTTCTTATCGTCAGTGAACATTAGATCACCTTGATATACACCTGACTTGATGCCAAGTTTTGAGAATTCTTTTAGTGCCACTTTAAGCTTGGCTGCTAGATCACCTGAAGTATCTGCATCGACTTCGGATGGTGTCTTATAAACTTTTGGTTCCTTATTGAATACGCCTTTTTTGGCTACGAAGAACTTTCCATCTCGTGGATCTACGCCAGCAAAAATAGCTGGTGCACCATCCCATTTTACTGTAGAAGTAATAGGAGATTTCGCATGACCAGCTAGCATATCGCGCAAGTTGCGTAGAAAATTAATTGCTTTACGTGTACCGTTCACTCCTTCGTTGAAGACTAGATCTTCAACGTGCTCCATGTGAGTATTCTTTTCTTCTTTTAGATAGTCTTTTAAGTTTAGCATTTTTGTCTTACTAATATTATACCACAAATTTGATTTATTGTACAGGCTTGTTTTTTTAATACTTAAGTATTACTTTACAATAAACACTTGAAGTTTGCTTGATTTTCTAAAATAGTTACAGTAGATCCATTAATTGGGCATATGTTATATGGTGTTGTATTCTTTGGCAACGCGAATTCAATAGTGAATGTGAACTGATAACCTTGTGCTCCGATACGTCCTTTGGACTTTTCTTCAGCATCAGCTTTTGTAATACCTTTAGACTGACAGCGTACACGAGCTGTGATCTTACACTTCTCTTCAAACTTCGGAACTGGTGGAAGACCAGCCTTTTTCATTCTATCATTTAGACCTAAAGGATCTTTACTACCAAGTAGATAGAAGCCATGTGTTCCTACGTTAATATAGTAAGTGTTCTTAAGGTTATAGTACTGTGTCATCGCATTTGCTGGCAATAACATCTTAATGTCGGGACATGTTTTAAGATCAGAATCATAGCGTTCACGCAATGAGATCTTTAACATCTGCTGTTCCCACTCTCGTGTTCTATCTGAAACGTTATAGATAGGAGTTTCCCATTTTCTATTAATTTCATCAAGAACACCAGATGATTTTGCTAAGTCTGCAAGGAATTGTTTTTCAGTTTCATCATGATCGATGTCACCGAATCTCCAGTGTGGAGTTGAATTAGCATATGCTTTAATTACTAGACTTCCACCAGCTGTGGGTGAAATTTTTAATTCGCAACCGGCCGCCTTACCACGTACGGTAAGCATGAGATCTGGTCGTGTATGTGAAGCTCCAGCAGTAATACCATCCGATAGTCCGAATTTCTTAAGGTATTTTGTAGAGTTTTCTTCGTAAACAAAGCCTTGTTGCGCTGCCATAGTAATCCATCTATATAGTGTAATACTATATTTATAAACTAAAATCGCCCCGAAGGGCGATCTTTATAAGAAGGATTCTAGACTACCTGTTGGTTCTGTATCTCGTATCTCAAAAGTCTTTTGAGGATTAAACTGGTACATGAGACTACCTTTCATCATATCTCGTTTACCCTCAAGAACAGCTTTAATTTCCATTGCCATGTCTGTAGCAGTATGAACTGGAACATTCTGGCATACATGATTTAGATTCTTTACTGGATTCAATAGCTCAAAGTCTTGAGGTAATCCCATGATAGTCATACACTCACGATATGTAAGGTATCTATCTTCAGTATGATGAGTCATAGAAGCAGGAAGATGCCCAACAAATGCTCCAATATAATCCTTTGGAATATATGAAGCACGTCTCATAATGTTACCGCCTGCATCAAGTTTATTCTGCATAGCATCCATCTTTGCAGCAAACTTAGTGTAACCTTCTTTCTCAAAGAATGATTTAACCATACGATAGTTATGCCCATTCTCTTCAATGTAGTGCATTGCATCAGCTGACTTAGTAAGAGTCTTTTGAAATTCAGCATGTGAAATACCACCGTGCATAACTTCAAGAACATAACGATAGTATGGATCATCCTTACTAGGAATCTTCTTATTCGTTACTTCTTGTTGAGTAGATTCAGGTTTTGCAAGATTAATTTGATCTTCAATGCTAATACGATACTCATCGAAATACTTGAACACTGGAACTCTATCACCTTTCCAGAAGAAGTAAAAGCTTCTTTCACGAACTTGTGAAAGTCCATGCAACAGCGACTTGGTTCTATACACTGACATTGTATAACCATTTTGTTGTGCAAGCTTATGTAACTTAGCAACAATAGGCTTTCCCATCTCACCTGCAAATCGTGGAGCATTCTCACCCCAAAATACTTGAGGTTTCATTTCCTCGAGTACATACTTTGCAGTAATCATCATCCAATCGTTAACAGCAGAATCTGAGCTTGACGATGGAGAAAGAGAACTGAGACCAGCACAAGGACACACAGCATTAACAATATCAACATACCCAGGATGTTTTCCGCCTTGGTCGAGTAAGATGTAAGGAACGTCTTTAAGATGGTTAACCAAGTGCGAATCATTACTACTAAACGGAGTGTAAGAAAGTAAGTACTCAGGCTTCGTACCAAAAGCGTTAATTTGTCCAAGAGTTTCTCCGCCAATCAATGGTACAATAGATGCATGCTTTAATGTCATAAATTATCTTCAATCTGTTTCATCATCTCAGCAAAAGTATACTGAGAATCTTGATGTTGTTTATAAAATTCAAACGCCATTTCACGGTATTCATCCCGCATTCCGGAGTCCTTAGATAATTTATTCACCAAATCAAGAGCCGGTTGCATGTCATTATCATCAAGCCAAATAGTACCTGTGTCTTTACAATTGATTAGCTTATCGCCAAACTTACGATGAGTACAACGCTCACCATATAATTTACGGAAGACAGGTACTACACCAACAGCTGCAAGTTCGCAGTGTGTATATTCAATAGAACGTTCAATAAAGCGTTCATCAAGAATAGACAACTGATAACCGAATCCAGTTGCTGACATACGATACAACATTTGTTCATTAATATATGGACCAAACACATATGCTGGTTGATCTTTTTCAATGTTAATAGTATTAATATCTTTGTCGATCATGCCGTGAAACTCCGATAGTTCACGGAATCCAAGATATGCTGGAGACTTTTCAATACCTTCGAATGTAGTGATGTAATTGTTGGGACGAAGGAACTCATTGTGAAACTTAAACATTTGAACATAGCCTTTCCAACTTGTGGTACGGCCAATCCATTTGTGCATCTGAGGTTTTGTTTGATCGATATCGAGCCAGTACTTTTCTCTTACTGAATCGAAGTCCATTCCAGGCTGAAAGTTTAGAATAGTTTTTGATTCATCACCACCAAAGAATCCTGCAAGACCTCCACCACCAGTAACTTCAGTTACGTACTTTGCAAAGTCATTGCTTCGGCTATGACCAAACAGAATGTTTGCTCTTTCAATTGCTTCTTTAATAGCAGCATTACGCTTGATAGATAATGCTGAGTGGTCGTGTTGAACCAATACAATTGGCTTTACAATTTCTGATAGAGCACGCTTGAATTGCTCAATCGCTGCTTCAGGATGACCAAGCGATGGAAGACTATTGATGATAACTACATCGGCTTTGTTACAACCTTCGATCATCTTATTAGTTTCTTCAGCTTTTGCAAGCTTAAGTTGAACTACATTTGAAACATCATGAGCATTCTTACGAGTCCATGACTTATCTTTTGAGGAGAACACGACGAAGTCATGACCATTCTTGGCCATCCATTTAGTTTGTTCTACTGTAAATTTAGTAACGCCACATCCTTCGATGCCACGTCCCATAATAATTGCTACTTTCATTCTAGATATTCCTTGCAGTCTTCTATCATCAAATCAATCCACCACTTGTGATTTAGATTTCTATTCAGAGGAGATGGATGTGTTAACACATAATGTTGTACACCTATCTTACACAAAGCAGTGGAGGCAAAATTCCCAAGAGCTAAAACGTTATTGTAACCTTTGCATGCTTTTTCTAGCGAATCAAAGTCTACATTCTTCAGCTGAGCTTTTCCTGGGAAGTCAAACGTATTTATGAAAGAAAAATGGCGTATATTTAGGCGATCCATCCACGATTCTAGATTACGAAACGTTGCATTTCGCTTCATACCAAGTGTCGGTTTGTCGGATGGACACATTCCAACTACGATTACGTTTGTACCCAAGTTGATTTCACTCCAGCTTCTTTAAACATATTATAAGTCAACTCAAACGATTGTGTCCATATGTCTGGTACTACATCATCAGTATAAATTACTACTCGTTGAATGCCAACTTGAATGATACCTTTGGCACATTCATTACATACTGGAAGTCCATAGACATAAAGTGAAGCACCGTTTAGAGAAACTCCGCTGAAAGAAGCATTATAGATTACATTCATTTCAGCATGAACTACATGCTTGTATTTTACATCACGATTCTCATAGCGTTCAGGAAGGTCGAGAATCCCACGTGGAAAACCATTATATCCTTGTGATAGGATTTGACCTTTGGCACCAACGGCAACTGCGCCAATCTTTCTACTTGGATCTTTACTCCAAGTAGAAATTTGTTTTGCCAATTCAATATACCGCTGATCCCACTTCGCTAGATTCTTTGTTATAACGCTTGTCATATTCTTCTTTAGTAATTGTCAAATCACCTGTTTTTAAATAATGTTCTAGCAAATAGAACTGACGTTCATAGATATGTAATGAACCTGCATTCCACATGATCTCGCCACGTTCATAGTACTTGCCGCGATAGCGAAGTTCTTGTACAACTTCTTGCAGAATATATTCTTGCCATGCATAATCATTACGGTAACCAGCCCAAGCATCATTACTACGCATATTAACAATAGCGTGAATACGGCCATTGCGAATCATGTATTGAACTGTGTTAGTGCACATAAAGTCTGAACGACCATTCTTATTATGATCACCCCACATTGTAGGACGAGTGTATATCATAATGGCACGACGAGAATCTGGACGATCCTCGAGTTCAGTTACAACATTATAAAACTGATCATTGTTTTCTTCAGAGTATACACACCAACCATAGTTAGAATTAATCATTCCATCTTTATCAGCAACTTGTTTCCAAATTGCTGGTGGGCCGCCGGGGATATCATTAACGTTTAACGATTGTGATTTATACCAATCGAGTTCACGTTGCACATAGTCTTGATTGACTGCACCAAAGATCAAAGGTGAATTAGCCCAGAAGCTTGCACCCATGATTTCAACGGTCTTAACACCGGACTTATCAGTTACAAATTTTTGTTCTTTATAAAGACGTGCAAATTCTTGACGAATTTCATGCACTGTTGGTAAATTTAAAATCATCATTAGTCATACTTCCTTGCAATGTATTCTTGACCTACTACGCCTTCAAATGGACCAAGTGTATTTCGTTTTTCGGGCACTTTAGCTTCACGGAATCGTGTAGGATACAACTCTGTAGTTGGATGGGTTTCTTTACTTGTACGACGATTAAAGATATCCTTACCCATTTCTTGACCATCGATATCGCCGCGCATATATGCAACAAGGAATGATGCATAGTTGATCATATCAATTGCTGAATCTTCGACTGATTCAAAGTTAACTTTACCACCTGATTCCATAGTTTCCAATACGGAATACATACGAAGCATCTTACCATTGATTGTATCAAGGATAGTATAAACACCACGTGGGTAGTGATCTGCTTGACGTACACGACTTAGAGGATTCTGATAATCTTGACCTTTGCGTTCTTGAAGTGCAGCAGCTTCCAATAGGATGTTTGCTGATTCACGAGTAAATTGTTTTCCTTCTTTCATTTTAGTCCTTAATTAATTTAATACAGACGCCGTCAAGCACGGCTTTCTGCCAATTGAAAATGTAGCTATCATATTGGCTATTTGGATCTTTCTTGATGTACTTGGAATCATATGCAATTACTGATTTCATATCCATCAAAAATGCTGGTTGATACTCATATACAAGATGAGCTTTTTCACGATAGCCACCTAACATCAAATGTTCATTGAACGGAGCGCTGCGTAACAATGATAACAGTTGCTTGTAACTAATATACCATCTTAAACCAGAATACTTTAGATTGAAAGTTTTTTGTTGTCCAAAACATCCTTCGCCTACAAGATATTTGTAATCACGCATGCGATCAATGTAATTCAACTTCATTGCGTTTTCAACGATTTCGCTTACTTCACTAAAGTAAGGCAATGACAATAAAACTTTTTCAAAGCCAAGACCCATTGCGGTATGCATCTTAACTGTATCATAATCACGGTTTCCACGACTTTTCTTTTCCTGTTTCCAGTTATTTTCTGTCATGTTTTTCAGATCTTCAACGTATTCATTGTTGAAGTCAACTGTAACTTGTAGGTTGCTAAGTGCTTCCATTAC